CCTGTCGATTGGTGTATGGTGAAAAGGGTCGAGTGCAGTTTTAAGCCACTCGTTCCCTTTGTGAGTGAGTCCCACGCATTCCGTTCCCCTACGGAATGCAGCGTCGTCCTTTCGGGTGATTGGCCCTGAAGTCGACAACTTGGGTGTCATTTTATTGACTATTTTGTCCGAAATTTGCTCTTTATTCATGGTAAACTCTTGGTTACTTAATACCTATAAATTTCAAGCCTCCACCACCGTGGGGTTTTAATATGTACATTATTCACATGAAATATTTACAATTTTGTTGCACGTTTATCCGTGCAATTCGCTTAGAAGCTAGTTGCCCTGCACTTCTCCTCAAATAGGATTTGCAGTGCAGGTGATATTCCAAAAGCCCTCTCGAAAGAGAGCCGTGACTCCATGGACACTGTGTTGTCCTTGATGTCTTTAAAGTCCTGACCCTTGAGCCAGAACCTCATTCCTCCATCTGTCATGATTCGACTGACCTTATTGGTGTAACTAGCACCACGGCCGATCATATCATAAAATTCAAAAAGGAATGGTATGTTGGAATTCAAAATTTTGCCTCCGATCGATACAGACTTCCTCCAAGAATCGTCGGTTATGTTCGTGTTTATCTTAATACAATCTTTGATGCAAGTGAATGGACTTCGCACCATCTTGTATTTAGACCCATCGAATACCGGATTGGCCTGGCAAAAGCTGATCTGTTCAAAGACATCAACTGGCTCTTCAGCGACAACTTCCTGGCCCACACCTAGGAAGCTTGACTCAACCTCTTTTAATTTGTCCACATCGGTCCTTTCCATAAAGATTCCGAAATCATCTCCCATGTCTATAAATTCCCATCCGTAGATAATGTGGAATCTATAGAGAACGCTGCAAACCAACACAATTGCAAAAAGTGATGTTATAGTGCAGCCGGAGGGCAGCAAACAGTGGGGCGCTGTTTGCTTAAACCAGCCGTCTTGCGTGAATAGGCAATACTTTAGTTTCCTCATGTCTTTGATTAGCTTGATTGCCATGCCTCTCTCACCTGGGTGGACGAACATGGAAAGAATCCTCTCCACGTGCGAATAAGCGTGGCGATTGCAGTGCGCGTCGAAACGACTACAATCAAGCGGAACAAAGACTGGGTCACTAAATTTATCCCATTTCATGCGGCAGCAAGACGCCACCTCAGTCAGGTTGAGACCCTTCATGACTGTGGGCGTACGGAATAGGCTGTCTATGTAGTGGACTATTATTGACTCGTTTCCGCAACCAAAATAACGAGCCATTTTAACTCTATGGATGGGATCCATAGGTGATATCATCCTAGGCTGGGCTGTGATCTTCCCATTCACCATTTTGAGCTCTGTGCGCTCTTTCTTGATGAAGCCCATACAACGCATCGGCACAGTATAGGTATGACC